GAATGATGATAGCGTATTCTCTCTGACCATTCAGATAGACAGGAGACTCAAATGTAAATTTGGTTGGGATACTAGCGTCATTTGAGACGGTGATCTCATCAGGTGCCTTATCAACTTCAGAGTATGCCAGGATTCTCTGTGAAGGAGTACCCAGTTCAACCTCACGAATCTGAACCGTAACAGGAGTAGATTCATCAGTTGGAACTCTCTGGAAGTAGATATCAACAGAAGTCAGATATACACCAGTTACATCATCAACAATGAAGGATTGTGCCAGAGGGTCAGTATACTCACCAGTCAGTCTGGTCTCAGAAGCTCCGTTTTGGAAGGACGTGGACGCTGTGGCTGAGTCACCGATTGTACGAGTCTCAAGGAAACTATCGTCAGTCTCAACTCTGGCATTTCTCAGGGACAGTGTAACCTCCTGAGTGTTGTCCATGTCACCTTGAGAGTAGAAGATCTCTTCTGCTGCTGTAGTGGCAACACCCTCAACACGACTATCAATTGGAGAACTCGTGAGTCTCAGTCTAGAACGACCTGTCTCAAAAATTGGATTTGCAGGATCTTCAGAAGAAGGAACTCTGAATGAACCAATCAAAGTACCAAGTCTATCTGAAACAAGTCTAACGTTAGTTACACGTGCCTCTGCGTTACTGTTAGCACCTCTCAGAATCATGTTAGGTGCGAGATAACCCTGGAACTCAGGATTATCATCAGACGCCAAACTGAATGTATCAAGGTTCAGGATAGTAGAGGTCTCTGAATATTCTTCGGGGATTCTCTCTTCTCTGTTATATGGATTTCTTTCAAAGATATCTCTAGGATTATTATAAGGACCGTACTTGTGATTAGGTGTTGCAACACGAGCTACAATCGCTGCAGTAGTAGTACGTCCATCATCCTCAGTGTCTTCTGTCGATGGCATGATACCAGCAACAGCCTCAGATACTTGGAATGTGCCAGATACCATTTCGATCTCAACCAATTTGGAGATACAGAAACGATTAACATCAACGTTGTCAAAGAAGGGATATACTTGTGTGAAAGGCTTCAGTCTTGTAGATGTGAACTCGATATTACGAGCTCTCATGAACTGAATAACTTCACGAGATACGATACGATCACCCAGTGATTCAGTATCAATCTGTTCATTGACTGTGTGTTGTTTACCCTTTCTCTGTTGCTGAAGATCAACACCTACAGTACCAGTGATAGTGGTTGTAGTTGTAGATACCTCTTCCTCAACCTCAAAGCCTGATGGAACTTCACCACCGTTTCTTTCGATGTGTCGAGCACCATTGCCATGCCACATATCAATGAATTCATCAGCCGTACCTTTTCTATCTGAGGTGACAGTCTCGGTTGAGGAAGAACTACCAAGATCGAAGGAGACATCAACACCCATAGTTTCCCATGACTGCCAAATGATTGGGGTGATACCAGATCTTGAACCATCAGCGTGTGTCGTGACTTCTGCACCCAGTGCTTCAGCCACACCCAAGAAGGAACCTTCCATGAGAACGTCTCTCAGTTCCATTCTGTTGACATCAATCCAAACGTCAACATCAGGTTCAAATCTCAGAGAACCCTCCCAGAATCTAACTAAGAAAGGAGTTACACTCTCAACCCTTGTGGCAAAGGGTTGTCTCAACCAAGATGTTTCATTGTAATCAAGAGTAACCATCTGGCCACTTCTTCTTACATTAGTTCCAAGAATATCAGCAAATCTAGCATCTTGGTTAGGAGCGTTTGTCGTACCAATACCAGCGATAGTGGTATTTCCAAGTTGTAGATTAATAGCGGTTGTAAAGTGTGCAGGTCTCAGTGCTTTATTAGATCTGTCAATACTGTTACGAACACCAACCTGAGTGTCTTGACCTTCAAGATCACTAAAGTTGTCAACATAGATACCAGACTTGAATCTATTCAAACCATTTGCGTCAGGGACGAATTGATTCAGAGTTGCACTTTCAAGAATATTGAGTGAAGTATAATATTCGAGATCCTTGACCCTCATCTCAATCTTAGCGATATCAGACATCTGATATCTCTTATGTTGGATGAACTGTACACGAGCCTGTTTAGGTGAATACAGGTAAGGAGGGAGATAAACGTTGGCGATATTCATCGCACCTGATACTTCATCTGGAAGTCCAGGATTATCAGCAGGAGCTCCTTGTTTTACTGACAAGAAACCATCTCTATCGAGATAGATTCTATCAATTCTAGGAAGATAGTAACTATAGTCAAATGACATCGACTCATCAGATGCCAGTACATTTTTTGTACTATGTTGACCACCAGAGAAGTTTCTACCCAAGAATTCGAGAGGAGATCTGTCTCCAGCTCCACCAGAGTACTTCGAGACTCTTGGTCGAGCATCGATGAAATCAACAGTTCTATTTCCTTTGAAAGAAGGAATTTCAGATGAGTAATTGAAGTTATCGTAAGAATTGCAGATAGTGATGTCACCAGTATCAGAGTTATCATACTCTGCAGACATATAATACACTCTGATCTTTCTTGAAGGTGCTTTTTCACCATCAATTCTTACAAGTCTTGAGAAATCATAGATTGTATCCTTCTGGCCATTTTGAAGTTTGTATCTATTGATGATATTTGGATCATTGAGTGCCAAATCAGCTACAATAGCACTTACACCGGAATCAACAAAGTTGACAATCTCTCCATTCTCAAATCTGGACTTATTTTCATAAACAAAGTTGATTTGAGTGTCAGATTTCTTATTGATGTACTTAGCTCTCGTTCCACTGATAGTTCCGACTACCTGTTCTCCAATAATTAGGTCATTTGTCGTATTATTGGGTCCATCAAGTGACGCAGTGGTCATACTTGGAGCTTCTGGGTCAGATGTACCACTAGATTCAAAGACTCCATATACCATTACAACGTCAGGGACGTTCAAAATGACAGTTTCGTCCTGAACACGAGTTCCATATGGGAAATTACCATAAGTCAGACCATCGTTCAGTGTTTCGTTACCAGTTCCAGACCCTTCAAACTTAGATCTGGAGATAATTACAGATTCTGCAACTTTTTTGATTTTTGACTTAGATTTGATATTAGCTTTTCTCAAAGCTGCAGTCAATTTAGCTCCAGTATTGTTGGAACCGAGACCATTGATGGATACTTGAGTGTTTCCAGCACTAAATGTGAATTTATCTTGTGTCAGAATCTCAAATGATCCATCAGAACGGACCAAAGTGTATCTCTCCTCGTCAAATGGGAGGAAGGTCTCATTTGCAGCTGCAGCAACAGTACCAGTTGATCCATTTGTGATATTTACAGTGAAACTCTTTCTGATGATGATGTTAGAATTAGTCAGATCAACACTTTGAATGTTGGTATGGGGGAGTATACTATAAAGTGACTCATTATTAATGACATTTCCACCAGAAGTCGGTTGAAGATTGGACTTAACGACCGAGAAATCAGTTACATCGACCAAAGAGGTAGAAAGACCACCCTCACGGTATGCAGTGACAGTCTGAACACCAACAATTTGAATCGAATTCGTATTTACTTGGGTAACACGAGCCAGATTGGGAAAATCCTTAGCTGGATCTGAATATTGGACCAGATTACCAGTTGTAACGATACCAGGCCAAGTTTGTCCAGGAGTCGAAACCGTAGAAATACCATTATGATGAGCTGTAATCGATGCAATACCGATCACAGTCTCAACTTCAGGGATAACATCAGCAGAAAATGTTCCTGCAGCACCTACAGAACCAAAAAGTGACTGAATATCGGAGATTTCGTAGTTATGAACATCAGTTGTTGTTCTTGAATTTTCACTTGTTCCGTTAAATTCAAGTTTTTCACCAGTGAAGAATTCACCCTGAACACAATATGCGGTCAATGCGGTACCAGCACTGATGGAATGTCTCAAATACGCTGTTGCACCACTTGATTTACCTTCAATGAATACAGGTGTGGTCAGTGTTGTTGCGGTATTGAGGCTAATCTCAGTATAAGTCTGAAGATCGAACAGTGATACATCCCATCTGTTGGTGTCAGGGTAGACATTATCATATGCACCACTCTCAAGAGCAGAATCATAGAATCTTGCAACACCAATCTCTTTACCAGATGCGATTGCCTGATCAGTTCCAACTCTATTGTCTCTCAGGCTGATAATATTTGTTGTATCAAACCCAATTGATGGAGCACCGAAAGCCCTATTAACTTGGAATGAAGGACCAAAGGAGAAAGATACAGATCTTCCCTCCAGAGTTTTAGTTGTTCTTGGTTTGGGGAAGTCAATGAAGGAAGGACCTCTAAGTTCTACCTCATATCCTCTCACATATGCCTTACCAGGAGAGACCTTGTAGATACCGAGATCATTACTTGGAGTATTTCCTTGAGCTGTGGTTTGGTTTGCGTTGTAGATACCACGGTTACCATAACCATTGTTCAAACTATTATGAACAGTGGACAGGAAATCACGAGTGTAATAGTGACCAGACTCATCAAAAGTCCTTCTTGCCAACTCATCACCCAGAATATTGTAATCTGTTCCGGTGTTGATTTCTCTCAGAATACCATTCTGAACTTCAGCAAGTTGAACAAAGTTCTGGTCGTCATAATCGTTAGATGCCTTCTTCTGAAGTGTGGCACTAATCTTAAATCTGTCAGCTCCTGGAGCTGTGTAGTTATTAAATCCTTGTGCGTTATCGGTCAGAGTAGGATCTTCATCAGAAGATACAATACTCTCAATAACATTCAAACCAATTCTAAAACTGGGTTTGTTGTTATACTGATCAAGAATCAGAATTTGATCAGCAACATCAACAAAGTGACCTCTCAGGAAATAAACACCATTCGACAGTGCAAATGCACTTCCAACTGCGTTAGCGTTTATAGGAAGTGCCTTTGCAAATCCTTCATTAGTTCCAATAAATGTAGTGGCAAACTGAATATTCTGAGAAGTCAGTAGGACTTCATCATCGAAGAATGTCTGAGTGGCAGCATCAGTTGTTGACGACTCAAAGTAGTCAATATAAAGTGTATAGTTACCTCTATCTGATTCCTCGTTTGTGATATATGAACTTACTCTTGCGGTGACACCAGACTGTTGTCCAGTGATCAATGTTCCAACAAGCTGATCAAGATAAAGAGATACTGGAATGCCCAGATACTCGGGTTCAATCTGAATAGCATAGTAACTACTCAGGTATGTCAGCTGACCAGGGATAACCTTAGCACCTTCTTTGAAGAAGTGTGTCCCCATATCCTCAACTTGATTCTGAAGAATCGACTGAAGATTGTTTAACTCTCTAGCCTGGACTGGATACGCTGGTTTGAAAAGAACTTTATAATAGTTACTCTGCGGATCAAAATCGTCAAAATAAGGAGCAACGTTGAGGTTAGTTTCCTGTGGCATGATTTCTTAGAATTGCAAGATAATTTTTACATCTTCTTTTTGGGAACTAGACCTCGTGACCGATGGTCTATTATCAACGTAAATGATATCTCCAGAGAACTTCTGACTCTCGGGATCAGCTAAACCATTTACAAAATTCTGACCCAGATAATATGTACGACTATTTAGAACTGTTGAGACACCCTGGAATGCCGTATTGATAGCCAATGTTGCAGATCCACCAAGGATTGACAAACTACCACCACCACCGGGAGTTGAGGTGAAATTGTTCGATCTGAACCCATATACAGGATCAGCGTTCAGTGATCCATCAGAACTAAATCCTGAGTTTGTTCTATCCTGCCAATATTTGAGAACACCTGTGACTTGGTCATACGATACAACACGACCTATAGCTGTAGATCCGACTCCAACTGTCTGTGTGATTTCACTGTCTGGTGTAAATGATGCGGAACTATAACCAGTACCAGTAAGTCTGAGTGCGTAAACTGCACTAGCTTTATCTAGTTCAAGATTCTGAGACGAATTAAAGGCCTTGGGGTTTTCAATCAAACCAACTCTTGCAAATTGGTTCCCAGTGATGAAGTCTGGGTTTTCGGTGTCATTCTCAAAACGTGCGTATGTGAGAACATTATATGCACCCAGTTCACGATAGATGTCAGCTCCATGACCACCTGGAGGTGGGATGATTACATTGAAAACAGGAGTGGTAGTTCCTGTAGGAACATTACCAGCTATCAAATCAACGGTACCATATGAATATCCTTCACCACCTTTTGAGACAGTAATAGTCTCAACCTTGGAATCATTGTTAATAACGATTGTGGCCTCTCCACCATAACCATCACCAAGAATAGGAACTCCAGTATATGTGGAGTTTGCCGTTCCTAGTCCAACACCACGATTTCTGATTGTAATAATCTTGAGTTGTCCTGAAGATGCTGCATTCTGTCTTACAGCCTCATCATCAGTACTTGTCTCCCAGTTGTTGGGAACAGGGATATACTGAGTAGAGTCAAACTTGATGGCCTGACTTGGTTTGATGGTGTAAAGGTACTTCCAGATGTAACCGTCACCACTGTTGCCTGCCTCTCTAGGTTCAATGTCAGTGAAAGTTGGTTCATCCAAAGAAGGACCACCCTGGAAGTTGTTTTCTGGAGTGGCGTTATTAAACAAACAAATGTAAACTCTGAAGTCAGAGTTCATCACATAATAGTTTGCAGAATAGATATCAAACGAACCAGATGGTTGTGAGGGATTAGTACGGGTGATATCACCTCTCCACATATCATATGTGATACCAGAGGCCCACTGGGTCTTTCTTACAACTTGGCTGATATCAGAAGAAGTAATCTTCTTCATAGCCAACATATTGTCCCAATAATCATTTGACTGATCCAAGGAATCCTTTGGAGCAGGAGGACTTGTATCCCAATCAGACTGATAGTCTTCAGGATTAGGTAGTCCAATAAATGCGTAGTAAGAATTGGAACTGGATTGAACACCAGCCACAAAATTCTTCGCATTCAAGATACGAAGTTGGTCAGTAATTATTGCAGCCATTTGTTGCAGGACTTTTTGTTATTTATTATGCAAAAAGATCACTTCTTATAGAGATCAATTGCGATGCTACCTGTATCAATAGTAGCACCATTACTGACCTTATTCACATAGAGGTCAGCGTGAGTGGTAAATCTACTAACACCAATACCAACAGCCGTGGTTACAGGTGTGTAATCATTCATACTAGTTTGAATGACATAATCACTGGCGTTAGAATATGCGGTAGCGAATGTGACTCTGTAATGACCTGCTGCAACTCGTGTAGGAGTGACTCCAGGAGTTCCAGTCCACGCTGGTGAATTACCAAGAGCAAGTTCGCCAATCTTACTATCAGGTGGTTGAATGACTGTAGTTGTGGAACCAGTGATTGGAAGTGCTGAACTTGGTGGAGTAAAATCAGTAGTATATCTTGCGATATTAGAAACTCTGAAATCATCAATGTTTCCATCAAACCAACCAGTACCAACGTTTACATGACTATGATAACCAAGAGCAAAGACCTTATTGGTGGCATCATTAATATCATTATCAATCAACTCGTCGTTATTGGTTTCACCACCTTCAACTCCATCAAAGTAGAAGTGAATTGATCCATTACCAGGTTCTCTTACAAGTGCAATGTGATGCCAATTGTTATCAGCGAATACAGAACTATTGAGAGTTCGTAGAACAAATCCAGTACCACTATTTCCAGCCTCACCTGATCCAGTATTAGAAGAAGCTCTATTATGCCAATAGAATTTATAAGACCCAGTGCTACCAGACCAATATACACCTACATCCCAGTTAGTACCAGTTCCTGTATTAGAATTAAAGTTTGCAAATAACTTTGTGGCAGAAACAGTTGTTGTATTGGTTGTTAGTTGAGAAGCATCAAAGAGGAACCATCCTTCAATCGTCCAAGCACCTTCAAAGGGATAACGAACACTTCCACTGTTGTTTTGATCGAATTGTATTCCAGCAGTGTTTGCTGGAAATCTTACAGACTTCGTGCCATACTTAACTGGTGATGAAACCAGATCAGTAGTACTTGTGTTAGTAGGAGATACTCCATCTTTTAGGTTAGTGAGAGCACCTATATTTGCCTGATCGAAATTCATACGAATCATCGTATTATCCCAATCAGTATCCGCTGTATTGGCAGTAGATACACCAGCTACGAGATACAGTGCTCTCCAATCTGTTCCATCATAGTAGTATGGTTGACTACCAATTTGTTTGATTTGACCAGAGATTCCAGGTGTAGTGGTAACCGTTGAATTATTGTGAGTAAGAGTCAGTCCAGGAGCCTCTACAACATTAGTAGATGTTCCTGCTCCAATACTTGCAACACCAACAACAACAAGTGAATTGGTGCTTACATTTGCCGTATTACCCGCACCACCGCCACCAGAGATGGTAATTGTTTTACTTGCTCCAGTTCCTGATGCAACTACACCATTACCAACAAAATTCAATGTAGTTGCAGTTGTAGCTAATGCAACACCTTCATCCTGAACTATAACTCCACTTCCAGCGGCAATACCAGTAAGATTAGAACCATCACCAATAAATGATGTTGCAGAACATACACCTGTTACCTTTGCACCATGATCAGTGGTTTCTAATTTCTTAGAACCGTTATAATATAGGTCAACTGAACTATTGTAATTCGCAACAACAGAATCTTTATTATAAGTAATAATGCGTACACCACCATTGGTAGGACCCACCAAATGGAGGTCCTGATTCATACTCTGGACAAATGCACCAACGTCTCCAGCGGGGGAGTGATAAATCTTAAGATCATCACCATCACCAAGTTTAATTTCTTGACTATCACCCATAAAAATGTTACCATCAAAGGTAACATTACTTCCAAAGGTAACATTACCTGATAATGTAGAAACACCACTGACTTCAAGAAAATTAGTTCTTAGATTATTGGTATTTGCAATACCAGTGTTAGTAATAGTTACATCACCAGTAGATCCACTTAAGTTGATACCAGCTCCAGCTGTCACACTCTTCACTGGGGCAGCGAGTGTTGATCCATCACCGATAAGAGTGTAGATCTCGTTAAAGTTCGAGTTTATCTTTACGGCACCATCAATTAGATTGTCACCTGTTCCATCATTAGCTGAGGAGCCAGTACTTATCCCTAACTTGGCCATGGTATCTCTATGTGGTAAAAGTATTTATTATGATGTATAGTCCCTGAACTTAAGGGGAACAAATCTAGAAACGAGTCCAGAAGTAGAAATTCCAATAATGTCATTGTCACCATAGAAATCAAACTCTTGTGGTGATGTTCTTCCCTCAAACTCAATCTTACCCCAACTGAATCTTCCCATATTTGAAGCGGAACTAATTCCACCTGCGTATACGGTGAAGGTTCGAGAATCAAAGGTAAATGTGGAGGAATCGAAGGTAATTAAAGAAGAAGAGAATGCTTCAGTTGAGATATTACCAACATTGGTAAATACTCTTCTTACTGTGGTGTTGCCAACTCCGATAACATTCTTCTCAAGTGTATATGCACTATGGACTTGATAAACACAATCAATGAAGTTTGAAGTAATTCCAATCTGAGTTCCGTCAATTCTCTCAGAATCAATGGTCACGGTAGGATCAATACCTGAGTTGAATACTGTGAAGTAATCACCAGTTCCAATACCACTAACTGTGATACCAGTTCCAACTTCACTACTATCTCTCATTGGAGAATTAGTGGGGATATAGAAGTCCAGAATGAGTTGGTTTTGACCACTAATTGTGGACAATGCAAATCCGACCAGAACACCAAAATCACCACTATAACTATCAACGTTGATTTCTTCTCTAACAAGAGTAGGTTCAGAGATGAGAACTACAGGAGGATTAGTAGAGGTATATCCAGAACCAGGGTTTGTGACAGTTACACCACTGACACTTCCATTTGTCATGGTAAGTGTTCCTGTGGCTCTCGTTCCATTAGATGGATGTGCGATACTCAGAGTAGGAGCAACAGTGTATCCAATACCTGTGTTATTAAGACTAATACTTACTGTTCCAAGTCCAGATACAACAGCCGTAGCAGAGGCTCCAACTAATGTATTTTGAGAAACAATCTTAATCTTGTTCTGGAAGTCTCTGTCATTTGATTCAGAATTGTAATCAAACAGAGGTCTAACACTATCGACATATGCGATGGTGGAGGCGGCACTTACAGGTTGAATCAGATAAGATGTAGGATAAATTTGTGGTTCGTAATCAACTCTATCTTTACCAACTTCTTGACCATTGACAATAAGGTCAACTTGTTGTTTACACCAGACAACAGGTCTAGACAGAGTACTGTCGTCTGTGATACCTGGACCATTGTATGTGTTAGTAGAAACAGAGTCAATGGTGTTGATGCCAACAACAACTCTTTCAAATTCATCAAGTCCAATGCCTTGACCAACCTCAGGATTGTTGTTGATATTCAAACTATCACCAACCTTAACGGTTTCAATAACATCAGTGAAGACAACATCAATATCTCCACTACCCTTGTAGAACAGGACCTTAGAACTGTCACCACGTTGAGGAGGTTCAACAAACTCTACAGTACCACCACCCGTGAAGTTGTAAGCTACTTCTGGTTGTTGAAGAACATCATTAATGAAGATAAGGAGAGTCTTATCAACTTCTACAGGTGAACCAGGTGCCGACTGAATGGACAGTGCGAGATCATTTACAGACAATCTAAATGTTCTCTTCTTACCATCAAAGTCAGAATCAAAGTTATCAAGAACCTGAAGTTGACCAATCGAGAATCCATTGAAAGAATCGTTGTAAATTTCATCAATAGTAATCTGGAACTCATTCAATGTTCCACTAGTAGGAATACCAGTTGCACCACCAACAGGAACAGTCAGAATCTCACCGTTACCGTACGCAAAACCTTCCTGTTTCAGTTGATAGTCAATGACCGAACCACCAGCTCCGACTTGAATGTCGATAGTAGCTGATTGTCCAACACCTTGGACCGAAGAACTACTATAAACAAGGGGGATGTTTGTGTAAGAATGTGGTTCATCAATTACCAGTTCAGGTAGGTTTGTTCCTGTAAATCCTGTACCAGCGTTGGTGATTGTTACACCTGTAACATTACCATTTGAGATTGTAGCCGTACCAATTGTGGTGATATTTGGAGTTCCAATACTGGATGTCTGAACACCAACGAAGATACTACCAAGTCCAGATCTGTAACCAGAACCAGAGTTACCAATACTAACGGCCGTGATCGAACCACCTGCCGATACAGTGACTGTACCACCAGCTCCGATCAGAGGTTGATATCCACCACCCTCAGTAGAACCGATGGATACAATGAATCCACCGATAGGAAGATTTGATCTGTTTGGATCATAACCAAAGGCTGCAGATGTTTCATCGAACCTTACAGAAGATATTCCACCAGCGACTTCTGTGAGATCATATGTCCCTTGATCAGCCTGAGCTCCTAATGGTTCTTGTAGGATATTGTTAATAAGGACAATTGCGTTATCAGTAGAGAAACCAGAAATATTCTGACCACCTTGAGTCAACCTAAACTCACTGGCGATACCAGTGAACTCATTGGAAAGATTATCAAAGACGTGGTTAGCGTGATATGTTTCTCTCGTACTATTGACGGGAGCGGTTCTCATAAATGTTCTACCCTGGAATGTAGAATGAGTTGTCAGTCCAGTGTAGTCTCTTTCAGAAGGTGCAGAAGTAGTAGTTGAAAGAGGTACAGCTCCATATGGAGGAGCCACAAAATTGATCGTACTTCCAACAATGTTGTATGAACCAGTCATCTTAGTGACTGTTGCTCCATTGGTGTGAGGTGCGAGTTTTGTTCCAAGTTGTTGTCTTTGGACAAGAACATTATTAGCTCCACCAACACCAACACTGACGACTCTCATCACCTCTTCATCAATACGAAGGAGATCAGCTGCCGCAATGGATGTGATTCCTGCCACATCAAATTGTGAATCAAAGACAATGTTCTGAGCCAATGTTGTACTTACTCTTGTCTCAGCCAATGGTGCCTGAATCATATTATCAACGGCGATCAGAGCCTTAGCGTTCTGTTTCTTGGCCGTGATATGGTGAGAAGTACCAATACCAACATGAGTGAACTCAAGAACTTCAGGATTCAGTTTGTTTGCCTTTGCTGCAGATTCTGCAAATCTGACACTACCGTCACCAACCTTGACAATAAACAAATCTCTAGGAAGTTTGTCAGTTGTACCAATACCAGTGACATTGGTTGTCTTAATACCGATGGCCTCTTCTGTGAAATCACCACCATAAGAATATGTGACATTCTCACCAGTTACAAAGAAGTGTTCCTTGATGAAGAGAATATTATTATCAAAGTCGAATGAAGATGAATCAGATCCTTCAAACTGTCTCTTGAAGATTGGGAGACCATCATGTTCAAGATCGAATGCAGTTCTCAGATCAAGTTTAGTACCTCTATACAAACCAGTTCCAGAGATGTACTCATGGTTGTTCAGAAGCATTTGTGTTGCATCAAGATTATCATCATAAATCTTCTGTTCAATACCAAATGTTCTTACCTCAACAGCCGCGTTAGGATTGGCTGTGTAAGTGAGGTTGGTGTAATTAGCCGTGGAAGTGATTCCGATTTGACCAAGACTTGCACCAGTATCGATGTTTGCAAACTCCACAAAGTGTTCATTTGACTCAGATGCGATGACAGCAACTTCAAACATTTCATACTGATTATTTGTTGTGTCTTTAACAGATACAACATAGTAACCACTTGCGTAAGGTTCTTCAAACTGAAGAATCGTGTTAGCGGATGGTGACCCAGAGGCCAAGATATTTTTGAAGTTAGAGTTCAGTCTAGACTCTCTAAATGTGATAGAGGAGATACCAGTTCCGGTATCAGACAATGCGATGATTGAGGTGTTAGTGGTAACCGCAGTTCCAACATTAGGTGTGAAATCCAGAAGGATGTTGTTACCAGACAATCTAGCACCGAATGTACCAAATCCTGCTGTAGATGAATATGAACCAGACTTGGTGGCCATATCCGCGTATTCCAGGATATGGACATCTGAACCATCATGAATCAAATTGATTTCAGTAGATGCGTAATCACCAAGTTCATCTTCCTGAAGAACAACAGACTTAATAGCTCTGAACTCGGAAGGAATAGTAGCGATGGTCTCAAGTGTGTTATCAGGAGTTGTCTCTCTACCACTCTCAAGGAGAGCCACAGTTCCAAGAGCCGTACTACCTACACCAGCAACATTATCCTGGATACTGATGGAAAGGGTTGAAACATCATAGATGTTATTTGCAAACTTGACAGGATGGAACTGAAGATTCCAACCATCAGCAGTTGCGATGTAATCAAAGTATCCAAGTTCTGGATATGTCTCCATGGTTGCATACTCTTGCATGTAACCAATCTGGTCAGTTTGAAGAACAGATACGATAGATGTTTGTCTCTCATCTGTGAAAATTCTATCTTTGACAAAGGTAAAGACTTTGTTGTAGATATCATTGAAGTTGAATGCCTCAACGTCACTATACTTTGTAGGTCTCTCATTACTGAAGAACTCACCAGAGAAGTCATCAATATCCAAAACTCTGTTACCAACAGATTGGAAGTAATCAGAAAGGATTCTATTTTCAAAGAAGATCTCATCCGAAGTAACTTGACCGTTGATCAGGTTGTTGTTCTCGGTAACAAAATCAAAGTCATAGAAACAATACAAAGCCGCACTACTTACGATATCAGTAGTGGTATCAACATCAGAATCAAATGGTTGTGCAACACCCAGTGGAATATCTTCCTGGGATACAACCTGAAGATCTGAGAACTCTTTGTAACCAGAGATGTGATTCAGAGAACCTACGGGATCTTCCCAATTATCAAAAGGAACTCTAGATTTAATAGAATAAGAGAAGGACTGATAATATTCATTATTTGGAACTCTTTGAAGATTATCATTCAGGAAACCAGTTGACTTCTGCCAACCATAGGTGACAGTTGCACCAACACCTGTTGTGATCTCAGCATCAAAATCAAGTTTGGAACGAATGACAGCCTGAGTGTTAGATGTCAAACCTCTGACTGTTTCATTGAGTTTATATTCTTTGGGAGTATCAACCTTTAGGATCTCGGTAACATTATTCCAAGACTCAACTCTTCCTGTATGCTTTCCTTGATAAACAATAACTTCATCCTCATAGAAGTCATTCTTTTTGAGTTTGGACTCAAAGATTGGGAAGTGAGTTACGGGAATAACTCTACCTGCAGAGATTGCCAGATTGACCTGTCCTGGTACATCTGTATCATCGAGGTACTCCTTGAGTGAGTAATCAACATATGCACCAGGTCCACCACCAAGGTTAGAATCGGATGCCGTGACAGTGAAATACTGATAACTATAATCCTCAGAGTTATATCCTCTGGCCGTGGAACCGACACCAACATTCAGATTTTCAACAAAGATTTTAGATCCGACATTGTAGGGGAATGCACTTGCGTCACTGAATGTGGAGTCAAGCATCAACCTGACACTCTTGGTAGAAGGTGTGTATATCACATTAGCGATACCAACACCGTTGGAGTTGTTGACTGGGATAATCTCTGGTGATACATTATAGAGACCTGTTGTGTTCCTAAGGATAGTAACCGAGGTGTCACCAAGATGATAGAAGATATCAAGGTCTTCTACTTTGTTTCTTGTGAATCCATCAAGGACTACCAGATCAGGAGCCACGAGATAATTTCTACCACCAGAACTAATACCGATGGATTCAAATGAAGTCAGGGACTCAAGATCCAGAATCTCAGGTGGGTTAGCGATTGGTCTCAATGTTTGATCAGTAGGATAGTCAAATCCAATTCTGTGAGAGTTGAATCTAACTTTTTGAATCTTACCGATGTTTTCACTATTAGCCTGAAGAATTGCTCCAGAACCATTGTCACTGATGATTGTCGAAATACCAGGGATTACTTCGTAGTTTGCACCCTGATCTAGAATGTGAACACGACTAATAGGACCAGACGCAGTGCCAGAAGTTGTCTCATAGTTAGAAAAAGCATTCTCAACATTGTAGAGTTGTACGTCTGGTGTCGCACTAATATTGTAAGAGAATGTTGTATCACCAACACCAGTCAAACTATGGAGACCATCATACTTGGTCTTTTCAATATTGATGGAGTTATTGGAGTTTACATCAGTGTCAATTACAATCTCATTCTTGACATCTGTAATGATGTCATTGTTAATGGGACAGAACTTATACCACAGGTTTGATGGAACTTCGTCGGAGATGTTCAGAGTGACATTTGCATCAGCATCGATGCCAGTGTTACCAGAACGAGTGACTTCAAATGTAGTTCTGGTTTCAGTTGTGTTAAAGATGTTTGTATAATCACTATCAGTGTAGAATCTCAGTTCAAAGGCAGAACTACGAACACCACTTACAACAAAAGAAAGTGAGGGATCTGAGAGGTCGAACTTAAGTTTCTCATTTCTCTTAGCGTAGAGAGAAGGATTAACTTTCAGAAGTGTACCAGTTCCAGTCGAAGTGATATCCTCAACTTTTGGTCTAGTTTGAGACAGTTCATACTTTTCTCTTACAAGTTGAATTGAATTACTGTCATATGGATAGACGTAGTAAATCGTCCCATGGGTGAGTCCACCGATTACTGAACCACCTTCTCTATACAGTACCCTGTCACCCTCCACAAACTCATGACCAGTGATCGTGAGTGTGTTCTTGATGATGTTTGTTGTTGTGATACTCTTAGGATCAAATACAATCCTCCTGGAGGAGTTGTCATATTGAACACTGATAGTTCTTGTATTGGTTGGTTTGATTGTCATATAGACACTATCACCAACCTCTAGACCGTGTGTGCTCGATGTGGCAACATTGACTGTTGTGACTTTGACATCACCAGTCAGAACATTATCCTTGTCAGTTACGAAACTATGGTAGTCATCACCAGGAACAGATGTGAACATCAAGAGACCACTGGTGGTTCCTACACCTACAAACTCACCTTCGGTACCAAGACCAATCTTATTCGTTGACAGACCAATAAAGTCTCTGTTTACTGGACCAGCGTAGAAGAAATCATAGTCATCGAGTGTTTTGAAAACGGTAGAGATACCATTCCATGCACCGATTGCAGTTCCACCCTGTTTGTTGTAATACAGTCTGTCGTTGACATCTAGGTTGTGATTAGGCAGATAGATTTGTTTGGTTGGGATGAACTTCTGTGTAATACCAACACCGGGGTTGGAGAATACACTTGTACTACCCACACCAACTGTTCCTAGACCAACAACCTCTTGAGGATAGAAGTAATATTCTTTATTAACTTCGAGTGCAACTGAAGTCTTCAGAGTTCCAACATTGACACGGAACTTACGAGGATCTTCAAACAGAACAGTTCTGTTAGTGTGAGCCAATCCACAAGAGATTCCATCATATTCTCTTCTGACTCTAATTCTTCTAGCTCTCTTATCAATATTCAGAACTTTCACATTTTCTGTTCCAATACCAAGAATATCATTCTCACGAATTGAGGGATAATCTAGATTTCCAGAGACATAGAAGTAAGTAGTGAGACCAGTCTGACCAGTCGAACCAACACCAAGTGTCAAAAGGAAGTTATCAGTTCTGATACCAATTCTAGAATCAATTAAACCAGAATAACCATTGAAGGTTGTGGAAAGACCAGAGATAGTAACGAGTTCTGCATTAACAAATGGATGAGGTTCTGTAGAGAATCCAATGAATTGATTGAGACTAAGAATTGTTCCAAACTCAATATTTTCTACTTGAGTTTGATCATAATTCACATAATTGACATCTGATCCAGTAACTCTTTCGACTCTAGCCTGAGCATCAAAACCACCAGTAGCCTCATTTACAAAGTTGATACGGTCATTGACTTTGTAATTGATACCACCAGTCATGATTCCGATGGATTCTACATGACCCTTAGATGCATTTACAACATCCAATGATTGATGTCTTTCCTTGTCGGAATTGAAAACATACTCATAACCACTGTCATCATCATTGGTATGATATGCCAGTGTGTTTCTAAACCACTCACCATTCTCAAAGTTATAATCAACCTGATTACTTTCAACCTTGAAGTTGTTGATATTAGGTTTTGAATAGAAACTGTTACCAATCAGATATGGATATACAGGTCTCTTATAATTCTTGAATGGACCTGTTGAATCTACAGAGAAAGGATTTAGTGTAGAGAAGTAACAATATCTACCATTTGGGTAGTCGGGAGTGACACAGAAACGGCCGTTGTGTTCGTCCAGGTCACCTCTATCGGTAAAGATATAATCTTCTACAAAGTATCCAAGGGGGAAAAGTGATGTGGGAGGTCTATTGGTAGGATTAGTAATCAGTTCATATCCAGAAGTCATCTGAGAAATGTTGCCACCCTGAGGATCGGTGAATCCATAGGGACCATAGATGGGGTTACCATCATATGCCCAACCGATGATTGGAGAGTGATAGGAACTTGTCTTCTCAACACCACCAGCCAGTGTCAGGTCTGAAATACCATATTGTGTCTCACCTGAGGATGAGATGACATAGGTGTTGGATCTGAGTGGTCTAGGAGAATAAAGGTGAGAGTACTCAAGTGATGTGTCATCGATACTTTCACTTACAAAACCATCATCAATACCAATGTTTTCAAAGTCTCTTTCAAAGACGTTGACATTCCAGTTTCTAATTACTGCATCTGCAGATCCATTCTCACCTGCAGCTCTGACTTCAATCTTTGTTGAACCGGAAACATAACCTGTTCCACCATTCTGCACAGATACCGAAGTGATGACTCCATTATCAATAATTGGTGTCAGGGCAGCAAATCCACCCTCACCATGAATGATGAGGTTTGGAGGAGAGTTATATTCAGATCCACCATCATTTACAATAACATCAACAATTCTGGAGTTACTGACAATTGGAGTGAGTTGAGCATCCTTACCACTCTTGAATTCAATATTTGGCTGTCTGTTGAAATTGACAATTTCGGATGAACCATATGCAACTCCATTCTCGGTCAGATCAACAGAGTTGATAGAACCTCTAAACAGTGGTTGAACTTTACACTGGAAGTCTTGACCTGCAACAGTTGTTACACCAATAGGTCCGTTGATAGTGAACTCAATTGGGAGATAGTTGAAACTACCATTACCAGTAGTTCTGATGTCAACCAGGATGTCTCTGTCGTAGAAGAATTTCTTATCAGTGGTTCCTGATCCCACCAAAGACAGAGAGAAATTATTATCATCTACCTTGACGACATAATACTCTTCAGATGTGGAGAGTCCTTCGATACCACCAGATGTGGTGGAGTACTTGATGATTTCACCAGATGAGTACCCATGATTAGGAATCTCGAAACGATTTTGTGCGGTGTTGATACCTGCTGCAGGAATGTTTCTATGTCTGTTCTTGTATCCACTACCAGGGTTTGTAATGATGACATTAGAAACAATGGATCTACCACCAACAGCGGTAATTGCATGAATACCAGTACCGTAGTTCTGAATATCAACAGTGTTGATTCCAGCTACTGCATTCGCCTCAGTCTTGTGAAGTTTGATCGTGGATGTGTCAACAGTCGATACAAAGTAATATGCATTTGTAGAGAGACCAACGATAGGAGTACCGTCTTTGGCGTCATACTGAACTTTGTCACCAACATTCAATTTGTGGAAGGTCGAGAATCCAATCGTATCATTACCGATGTTAACTCTCTTTGCAGTAAACTCAGAGTTGAATGTGAGTGAGTGAACGATACTCGTCATGTTCACTTCAGCCTTAGCCTCAACATCTGGTTGACCACCAGTAATTGTAATCGTGGGAGGTTCTAAGAATCCAAATCCACGGTCAATGATATTGATACCACTAAGAGATCCATCAACAGATACAACACCCTCGGCACCACTACCATAATTATCAACAATATCGAGTACAGGAGGATTGATGACATCATATCCTTCACCTCTTCCAGTAATCTCAAGAGATCTGATATCTCCATAAGTCAAAAAGTCACTAGACTTATAATTAAGAATCTCAACACCATTGATGAGCATACCTGTATAACCAGGATCAGTCTCATAATTACCAGACTTATTATCAGGTGACAATACTTCTCTGACAATATTTTGTCCAATAAGTTTCTTGTTGAAGAAATCAAAATAGATGAATTGATTATCAGATACATCACCAATAAGATCAACGAACTTATTAGAGAAAATATCAGCTCTAGATCTTGCTAATTTGAAACTTGTTGAGTTCTCTCTCTTAATGTAATAAACGTTTTCATCTACATTCTGAAACTTACTTTCTGTCGTATTGACAATTGTAATACCATCAGGAGAAATAGTTGTCGATTCAATGACACCAGGTTTGTAGATGACAGCATCACCAGTCAAGAATCCATGATCTTTGTTTGTGGATACAGTTAGAGTCTGATTATCACCATCGGAACTTCCACTAAATGTGATATTCTTATCGTAAGGTTCGGTGAAGATGTTGGAATAGTTTGGAAGTGAGTTGGATGCAACCGCAACTTCACCATTGTACTTTTGATAAACATTCTGTACGTTTGCAACAAACTCATTCAACTTAGGGTACTTACCAGAGTCACCTTTGAGAAGTTGATTTTCAACTTTGGTATAAGGAATACTACCAACATTGGCAGCAAGTTTTGTCAGGAATGAAGTAGACGAAGATGAACGAATGACCACACCAGGAAGTTGAAGACCCGCTTTACTTACCAGGAAGATTTCGTAACCAGGTCTGAGGAAGTGATTATCAAAAAGAGTGATGTTGTATGACTGTTCGAGTTCGTCAACCAGTTCAATACTTTCAATATTCCACTGAGTCTTAACATTGGAATACCAATTATCGGATCTCTCATCACCTCTTTCAATACCAAGTGATTGAATATTGATAGTGTCATTCTCTCTATAAGAATAAGAACCACTTTTTAGTTTGAATTCTTTAAGTGTTGATGTGATACGAACTTGGATTGGATTACTAGTATCGAATCCAACATAGGCATAAGACTCATCATCAAAACGAAGATCTGTCTTTTTATCAAATTGTTCTGTTATGCCACTAACGTTGAAGAATTGGTTGACACTCTTTCCAGTGTATGCAATTGAAACAAGGTCTCCAACTGAGTCTTTAATGATCAGATTACCAGTCTCTGGGAAACCGATTGTTGAATCAACATCAATAATAGTTGCACCTAAACCAATCGTGTTAAGGATTTTGGTTTTGGGGTTTGGTTTGAACTCACCAAAGATTGAACCTTTTACACCAATATCACGTGCAAACCCATAATCAATAGAAAGCTGATAATATTGACCGTCACCATAGGTGATAGGATTTACATCAGATACCGTACCTCTAGCTCCTGTAGAGTCTTGGAACAAAGTGAGGTTCTTAAGTTGAAGGGGATCACCATTGATACTCTCTACAACGTATTCCTGTGTGACTTTGTAGTCTGCATCAGAAGGTCTGAACAGAAAATCACTTGGTTTGATGATTTCTACTTCTTCACCAAACAGAGCTCTGAATAGGATTTTGAAAGATTGATCTGTGCCCTTTGATTTGTAAAAACTATCTACGTTATAGATGAAGTTTCTTTGATCAATACCAGAATACAATTCTCTATCATTGAATCCTGGTGTGATCAAGTTCTTCAGTTTTTTGAAGAACTCCTGGAGGAAGATGATGTTAAGATTAAGAATGGTTGCACCATCCTTATGAGTATCGGTCTCAGTGTCCTCAAAGGTCAGTGAGTCTGGATTATGTCCAGAGACATAAGTCGTGATACCACTAAACCCTCTGGTGCAATTTACAAAAGAATTATTACTAATCGACTCATAGTGAATGATCTCATTATCAATCTTGATCAGACCATTGGTCTCGGGAAACCCATCAGTAAAGTCTGTAAGAGATGATGTGGGGATGGTTGTGGCAGTATAATCCAGATCACCGTTCAAGGTGGTAGAGGACTTGAGGTCAAACAGCTGATCAACTTTTACATATTGATCAATATTCTGAATCAGATCAAAGGTGGCACCTTGGCTTTCCTGAGACTTATAATATTGTTTGATGAACTCTGGAAGAAGAGGAAAGTCCTCCAGAACATATCTAGGAAACTGACTCTCAACAATATCCTGGAACTTGACTCTATCGACTGCCATTTTCTGATATTAGTAGTTATATGAACTGGTGGACGAAGATGATGAAGGTGAAGGAGTTGGTGATGGTGTAGGTGTCGTCACTTGTGGATTCACACTTGGTAAATTAGTCGTCACTCTACCAGAGATGAGATTAGATCCAGTCTCACTTGAAACTGACGACGTGCCTCCTGAGATAACAGGAGTTCTTCTAACCAAACTGGTGAGTATACTAGGAGAAACAATGTAATTTGTTCCCGATACGTCACTACCAGATTCAATTCGATCTGTTAACATATTTACAATGGTATTACCAGGGTCTAATTGAAGATACAAATCTTGTAGTCCAATGACATCATTTGAATAAGGTTGTGCTGAAACCTCAACAATATTAGTTCCACGGAATACTTCTGTAGAGATAATCTTAATTGGATTCAATTTGATCTCACCTTTGATGTAATCAACGGTACCAATCGATCTTCTCAGAATAACTGGTTCAGTAGGAGAGTTGAGTTTGAACAGGAAGACTGATCCTGTTTTCAAATCAAAGTTGGGGGTGTCCCCAAGATAAACTGTTTCAGAGATACCACTTACTTTAAATCCCGACGAACGAATATTGTATCCAATCTGTCCGTTGTGAGTACCGTGTCCGTGATTTTGAATCGCGAAACGATTACCAAAACAAATTTCATATTCAGTGAATTCATTCATGTTCGCTTCCAAATCTCTTCTCATCATCACTGTTGTGATATTAGAAGTGATGGACTCATGACTTTGGTCAATTACACACTGGAATTTACTGTATTTGAACCTTGCTCCAAACTTATTTAACTCAGTAGAATTAGCGTAGGAATTGATATTTTGTGATATCAATCCAGAAACATAACTTGGACTAGGAGCTTGGTTTGAGTTGTAATAAACATTTGAATATGTCTCAATATACAAATACTTGAGATCAATAATCTCAACTTCAATTCCTGCGACAGAATACTTTGTAATCTGACTCTTGATATTATCTTTAATTCCTGTTGATAGAAATACACCGTTCGTAGGTTTGATACTTACGAAGACTTTTCCATATCGAGGTGGTGTCAATTCTTCTCCACCAAAAGCCGAGATGGATTCAGTCTCAGGATAAATCTGAGGAACAATCGCTTCATAATCTGCTGCGGTTACAGCTCTGTTCTGTGAAGCGTAAATTTGAGTTGCAAACTTCTTAATTGATTCTACACTTTCAATTGGACTACCACCATAAGAGGGGTCATTCACTGTAATCAGTGAGACACCACCAGATATAGTGTTACCATTGTTGTCTCTGAGTGATCCTGCAAATCTTACACCACTTACTCTATTACCATCCTCACCATCAGTGATTATATAATTTACTTCAATAAAGTTAGGTTCCTGTACTGCAACACCGAAGACACCGTCTCCGAACATGATTTCATATCTCTCACTATCAATCTCTTGAACGAAGTAAATGGGAGAGTTATTGTTTACTTCAAACAAACTATCAAATTGTTGGAAAGTTCTCTGTACTGTGGAGGTTGAACTTTCTTTGACAGTTACCCTCATAAGGGATGTATCAATCCCTGGGTTAGGAAGAATAAATCTTTGATTCTTATTACGAGAGGATACGTTAAATGTCTGTGTAATCAGAGTGCCTTGATAGATGTCAATATCAAGGAAGTTTGCGTAACCATCACTATCTACACCGACTGTGACATCATTAGCGATGGAGAATACTAAATTAGCTGTTCTTAAATTATCCTGTTTACTCGAAATTGCAACAATACCAGCTTTCAGTGTGACTGTCGTGGCTGTGGTACCACTAACATCTACAGAGAAAGAAATATTACATACAGGTGCCTTTCTAGACCTAGGAAGATATCCAACATTACGTGCCAGTGATACAACGTTCTCTCTCAACGTTGCACTATCAATGAACACTTCGTTCGTCACCATATTGGCGTTATACGAAGTGATGTAAGTGTTGTATGCTAAGGTGTTAATGATCGTAGATAAGTTCGATCCTTCAAAGTCATAGTCCGTGAAATTGGAATTAGCACGAAGGTAGTCTTGGATAGACGCTTTGATCTGATCGAAATCTAGATTACTAAAGTTAACTAAGGGCATCTTACCTGGTAGGTACTAAGGCAAAGGATAGTTGTTGTGGATCAACATCAATACCGATGATAATATATCTGATGATGATGTCATATTGTAGGTCATCAAAGTCAGGAGTGACTGTGACATCTTCAAGTTTGACTCTAGGTTCAAAACTAACAATGGTGTCTGTAATCTCTTCCTTGAGTGCAGTAGATGTGATGTTATCCAAGGGTTCAAACAACAACTCACTTACCCTTGAACCCAGTGTGGGTTTGAAGGGAATGTCACCACGTTGTGTAAACACCAAATTACGAATAGAACGGGCAATGGCATTAATATTTGTCAGTGCGATCAGATCATCATTCAATGGATTGACCTGAAAACTCGCACTGATGTCTTTAAAGCCTTTACTTACTCTTTCAGCAGGCACTAGGTTGATACAACTATTCTGCCTTATTTAGAAGGCTAATCTTCAGTTAGAGTTATCTGTTCAGAACCACAAGTGCAAAT